ATCGAGGCACGCGGGACACCGGGACACTGCGGACACCAAAGAGAGCTTCGCGCGCGCGCGCGCGCGCGCGTTACGAGACTACAGGTGTCCCAAGTGTCCTAAGTGTCCCGAGTATCAAGTAAGTGCTGCGGCGCAAGCGTTTTCGCTGCGGACACCTTGCGGGACACTCGGGACACCGCGCCGAAGCGAATTAAATAATCCTGGATATTCGGCAGGGGCGGCATGAGCACCGACAACGGGCGCGCCGCGGTCGCCGATGCGGCCATAACTGGGGCTATTGAGAGGATTGCGAGCGACCGCGCGGCGGCCGATGGCGAGGCGCTGGAGCTGTTCGAGCTGCCGGGGCGCACGGAGGATCCGCGCGGCGCGCGCGCGATCGCGATCGAGCACGCCAAGCGCGGCCGGCCGCCTGGCGCGGTCAACAAATCGACCGCGGAGCTGCGCCGCTATCTGCTGGCGCGCGGGGTCAATCCGCTGTCGGCGTTGATGCAATGGGCGATGCACACGCCGGAAAGCCTCGCCGCCGAGCTCGGCTGCACCAAGCTCGAAGCGTTCGATCGGCTGCGCGCGGTGTGGGAAGGCCTGGCGCCCTACTTCATGCCGAAAATGGTGCCGGTCGACAACCAGGGCCGCGCGGTGCCGTTCTTTGCGATGAATTTCGGCCTGTTCGGCGCTGCGCCGGCGCAGGGCGGCAAGGCGCCGTGGACCTATCTGGAAAGCGAGCAAAATCAGGCACTTCCCGCGCCGTCCGACGACGTGTCGCACGGCATGGTGTCTCACGCGGGCGAGAAACGCCCATGAATGCTGGCTTTCCGCGCTGTCATCCAGCTATTCCGAAATCACCGGCCCGAGGGCCTGGCGCGCGGCCTCGACGCGCCATCGGCCGTTCCGCTCGGCCGGCGATGGCGCCCCCCCGGCATGCCGGGGGGGCGTACCCCCCAAAGGCTCGCTCGCCCGCCCCCGAGGGGGCCTGCCTGAGATTGTCTCGACCGATCCGAGGAAGTGAAAGGGCGCGGATCAAAAAAAAATCGCGACAGGGGCGCGGGGACCGGCGCGAGCAAACAAACAAAAATCACGCGGCGCGGAGTGGCGCGGCGTGACGGGGCTCGATAAACAATTCGATTTCGGTTCGCTGAACGCGACGCTGCAACGGACGGTGCCGCGCATCCTGCGCTCGGCCGGTCCGATCAGCGATGCGTATATTCTTTCGACCGCGTCGGTGAGCCTCATCACCGGGCCAGGCGGCTCCGGCAAGACGACGGCGTCGGTCAAAAAGGCGCTGCTGGAGGCCCAAAGAATTTATCCCGGTTCCGACGGGGTGCGCCGCTATGTGCTCGGCGTCTGGCGACAGAAATACGACAATCTCTGGGCCGCCACAATACCGCAGTGGTGGAAAATTCTACCGCAGGATCTCGCCGGCTCGAAGTGGACCGGCGCGCGGCCGCGGGCAGCCGAACACGTGATCCATTTCGACGACGCCTATGGCCGCGTCGAACTGATCGCGCGGTTTCGCGCCTTCAACGAAACGATGGATCCCGACGATCTGCTCGGCATCGAGTGCACCGACGCCTGGCTCAACGAGATGTCGACCTTCGACGAGGATCTGATGATCCGCCTTGTCGACCGCGTCGGCCGCGAACCGCCGCGCGAAGTGATCAAGCGGTCGGGCCGCATCTATGGCGACGCCAACGCGCCCGACGTGACCAATTATTGCTACCGGCATTTCTACGAGCAAAAAAAGCCGGGCTATGAACTTTTCCGCCAGCCCGGCGGCCGCGAGCCGAACGCGGAGAATATCGAAGCGGTCGGCCGCGGCTATTACGAGAATTCCGCCGCGGTGAACGCGCACCGGCCGTGGTGGGTCAAGCGCATGGTCGACGCCAAGCCTGGCTTCACGCGCGATCTCGATGTCGTCTACGGCGAATTCGACGACGACCGCAATGTGAGCAAACAAACAATCCAGGCGACGACATTGCTCCCGATCGTCGTCGGCATCGACGGTGGTTTCACGCCGTCGGCGATCTATATGCAGTTCGTCGGCCGGCAATTGCGGATCCTCGGCGAAGTCGTGCTCGAGCGCGGCGGCATGGCCGAGCTCGCCGAGGCGATGCTCGAATTCGAGGCGCGGCGCTTCCCCGATTGCGAATTCAACGACGTCTGCGATCCGGCGATGGAGGCCGGCGAGGATCTGGACGAAAAATCCGACCGGGCGCGGCTCTCCGGCTTTCTCGGCCGCGAGGTCGAGTGCGCGCCGACTAACGACGTGTCGCGCCGGATCGAGGCGGTGAAATCCTATCTGACGCGCACGCTCGACGGCGGCCGACCGGGCCTGATGCTCGATCCGTCGTGTCTCGCGCTGCGCCGCGGCTTCAATCAGACGTTCCACTTCGCGCGAACGCGCGGCACCAACGATCTGTCGCGGATCGAAAAGACGCCTGACAGTCATCCGCACGACGGCCTGCAATACGGCGCGCTGCTCGGCGGAACCGATGCGGCGTCGCGGCGCAAATCGGAAGCGCAGCGCGCGCGCCGCGCGCGGCGCGACCAGGCCCGGCAAGGCGGCCGATATAACCCGCTGGCGAGGCGCGCATGATGGTCCGCATCGCCAGCGAGGGCGACATCCGCTTTGTGTTCAACCGCCTGCCGGCGGAACGGGCGGCCGAAATGACGGCGTCGGCGTTTCACGACGACGCTTCTGTGCTGGCCGAGGAACTGGTGACGATCCGCGCGGTGAAAGGCGACCTCGCGCCGGTGTTCGCGCTGTGCAACCACGCCGGCGCGCTGCTTTATCCGCCATCCGCGATCGTCGGCGTGATCCCGTTCGGCCCGTCGCTCGGCGGCATGGTCTGGGCGGCGACCGAGAAATGGCCGTCGATCGCGATGGCCTCGCATCGCTGGTGGCGGTCGCATTTCATCGGAATTCTGCTCAAAAAGCACTATCGCCGCGTCGAGTTCACCGCGCTGGCGTCGGACACCGCGTCGCGGCGCTGGCTCAAGGTTCTAGGGTTTACCGAGGAAGGCACGGCTTACCGTCAGGGCAAACGCGGCGAGGATTTCATCCACTGTGCCTGGCTCAATCCCGATCGGACGGTCGGCATCCATGCCTGACAGCCTTCCTACCCCCCCCCTATGCCCGCGACCTGTCGCGGCGCCTGTGGAATTTGCGGGCGCGGCTCGAACGCGGCGAGGCGGTAGCGGACGAACTGGCGCGCGCGATCGCGGAGCGCGACGCCTGGCGGTGCCGTGATGTGTAATATCGGCGAGGCCATCACGCGGGCCTTCGGCATCGGGCCGAGCGGCGCCGAACAGGCGCAGCTCACCGACGCGGAGAACGCGGCGCAGAATTCCGCCAACACCGCGAGCGCGGCGCTCGCCAAGGCGATCAGCGACGCGACCGCGGCGTCGCTGCCGGCGGCCGACAATCCGAGCGCGTTGGCCGCGCAACGCGCGCAGCAACAAAAGCTGATGGCCGCGCAGGGAGCGGCCTGGAGTTTCGGCAATGCGCCGACCGCGGCGCCGGCGGTCGCGACCAAGATCCTGTTCGGCGTTTAACCTCACAACGGAGACGACGATGTTTCGCGAATTCTCGAAAGACGCTTTGAAGGCCGCGCTCGCGGAATTGGACAACATCCACGGCAGTTACTTCGAGACGCTGTGCCGGGCCGCGCATGTTCTGTTCAAGTCCAAACTCGACGAAGCGATCGGCGCGGACGAAGCCAGCGGCACCGATCCCGTCGATGCCGCGCCGTCGCAGTCGCCCCGCTTCGTCGGCGGCATGACCGGCCCGCGAACAAAAAACTGATCGCCCCGCTCCGCGCGCGGGCAAATACGCGCGCGGAGCAACAGGAGTTGAAAATGCCGAAAGCCTTCGAGCACGTCGACAAGGGTCTGACCGAGCACTTGCACCGCACGGTGATGGACGGCGAAAAGCCGTTTCTGGAGCGCGTCGTCGCCGGCCTCACGCTGGTCGGCGCCCGCGGCCTGCTCGACCAGATCAACAATCAGAACGAGCAATTGCCGCAGGAGGCGCTGCCGGCGCCGAAAGCGCAATTGCCGGAAGGAAAATAAAATGGCCGAACCAAACAAAGCCGCGGCGGCCGCCGCGACCGCGCCGGCGTACCGCAAGCCGGCGGTCGGCGACATCGTGCATTTTTACGACGAGCAGCGCGCGGTGAATTACTCCAAGCAGGGCGGCGGCCCGTATGCGGCGATGGTGACGTTCCGCGACGTCGGCGGCTTGTCGCTGCAAATCTTCGCGCCGCATGGCGGCTTCCACGCCGAACGCGTGCGCCACAAGTCCGAGCTCGATCCGAAGGACGCCGGCAAGAAGAAATGGTGGCAGTGGCCGCGCGATTAGTTTTCGGCGCGAGCAATCGGGTTGGTGGGCGGCGATTGCGAGCGCCGTAGGAGCAAATGAACGAATACCGCGACGAGATCCTCCAGCGCCACGCCGGGATGAAGCAGATCCGGGCGATCGAGGAACCGCATTATCGCGAGATCGCCGCGTTCCTGCGCCCGGACGATCGCGACTTCGACGCCCACGTGCAGCGCCGCCGCGACGATAGTCCGATCTTCGACATCGAGCCGATCCTGGCGATGGAGGATTTCGAAGGCGGCTTTTTCACCCAGGCCTCGAACCCGATGAACCGCTGGCACGAGCTGTCGTCGGGCGATCAGGATCTCGACAAGTGGCAGCCGGTGAAGGCGTGGCTGTGGCGCAAGACCAACCAGTTGCTCGCCAGCCTCTCGCCCTCGGTGTCGCCGTTCTACGCCGAGGTGCCGGACTGGTACGGCCATATCGGCTGTTTCGGCTGGTCGCCGTTCTACACCGCGGAAAAGCTCGGCTTCGGCCGCTTCATCGACGTCGCCATCCCGGTCAACGAGGCGTTCATCGAGCGCGCCGCTGACGGCCCGGTGGTGCGCGTGCACCGCGAGTTCAATCTCACCGGCTACCAGGCCAAGATGAAATTTGCGGGCTCGACGGCGCTCACGCGGCTCAAAGACACCGATCGCGCGGTGTTCGTGCATGCGGTGTGGCCGAACCCGGAATACGAGCCCGGCCGGCTCGGGCCGGCGGGGATGCAGTTCGCCTCGGGCTATGTGTCGCCCGACGTGCGCGATTTTTATCTCCAGGACGGCTATTACGAATTTCCCTACGCGGTGCCGTGCTGGAAACGGCGATCGGGCCGGCCCTATCCGACCGGCATCGGCCACAAGATCCGCGCCGACGTGGTGATGCTCAACGAGATCGAGCGGTCGAACCTGGTGGCGATCCAGTTCGCCGCCGAGCCGTCCTATCTGGTGCACGAAAAAGCCGAAGTACTGGCCGCCGACATCGAGCCGAACGCCATCCTCTACGGCACCATGAATGCCGAGAACGGCAAGCCGCTGATGCAGACGCTCGACCGGCATCAGAACGCGCAATTGCCGATCGCCTATTCGGCGCAGAAGCGCGAGATTATCCGCCGCGCCGTCCGGTTCGGCATGACGCAATTGCTGCAACGGCCGCAGATGACCGCGACCGAATTCCTCGGCTTCCAGAAAGAGGACCTGAAACTGTTCGCGACCGGCCTGGTGCGGGTGCAGAACGAAGGCCT